ACAAGTGCTGAATATTTTACAGCAGCAGGTGGATATGCGACTGCTTTTGGTGATATGAGTTATGATGCAGCATATAGACAACATAATAATGATATAAAATCTCAAACAATTTATAATAGACCAAACCAAGGTGGAACTCAAATATTTAATCAACAAATGAATATTCATTGTAAAGATGATTGTGATCGTTTTTCAGGAAGAGTAAATCCTGCTTACTCTAGATTATCAGGAATACCACCTTCTGTACAGACATATGGTGCCATTCATGCACCTCAATATTATAACGAATGTGCTAATTGTGACAGAATAAATCCAGATATTTTAACAGCATTTAAAAATAATCCTTATACTCATTCATTAACTAATTCTGTTTAAATAAAGAATGAATGTATTTCAACTTTTCATTTAAAATGTTTAGTTTTTATAAAATTAAAAAATTGATTTATAAAAACAATATAAAATATAAATTATAAGTTATATAACTAGTAATATGAGTGTTTATCCTAAATGTGCTAATTCTTTTATAAAATATTTAAATTTAAATACAAAACTCTTAGATACATATATTTTAACAAAAATTAATAATGTAAAACCGTTTGATGTAACTTTAAGAGATGGTCTACAAGCATTAACAAAAGAAGAACAAAACGCATTTACAACACAAAAAAAACAAAATTTATATAATCTTATTTTACAAAGTTATGAACCAAAAAACATGGAAATAGGTTCAATTGTAAATAAAAAATTATTACCAATTTTTGATGATACAGAAGAAATATTTAATTATGCAGAAGTAAATAATAAATATTGTAAATCATTAGAACATTATATATTAATTCCAAATCATAGAGAACTCATAAATGGTTTACGAATGGGTGTTACAAACTTCTCTTTTATTGCTTCAGTTTCTAATAATTTTCAAATAAAAAATACAAAAATGACATTTGATGAAAATTATTCAAATATAATGAATATGATGGTTTATTTAGATGATTTAAAGTTTAATAATTATAAAGTTAAATTATACATATCTTGTATAAATGAATGTCCTATTGATGGTTATATTAATAATGATGAAATAATAAAAAAGCTTGTAAAGTTTAATGAATTAAAACCTGATAGATTATGTTTATCTGATACATGTGGAACATTAAATGTCAAAGATTTTTGTAAAATTATAAATGGATTGAAAAATAATAATATTGATATATCAAAAATATCATTACATCTACATGTGAAACCTGAGCGGGAATATATAACAGAAAATATAGTTCATATAGCACTTGATAATGGTATAAATGAATTTGATGTATCAGCTTTAAATACAGGTGGATGTTCTGTTACAATGGACAGGAATAAAATAGCTCCTAATATGAGTTATGAACAATATTATAAATTTATAACAAATTACCTGATTAAAAATATATAAAAATTTATATTTAAATTAATACGTTTTATTTAAATATAAAAAGACTATCTAAAATATAGTAACTTAAATGTCATTAAATATACATCAATCAATAAAAGAAAAATTAAATTACTTTTATGAAATTCATAAAATTCCAAATATAATATTTCATGGTCCATCAGGTAGTGGTAAACGCACATTAGTTAATGAGTTTATTCATAAAATTTATGATAATGATAGAGAAAAAATTAAATCATTTGTTATGTATGTTAATTGTTCACATGGTAAAGGTATAAAGTTTATTAGGGAAGACTTGAAATTTTTTGCTAAAACACATATAAATTCGAATGGAGGAAATATATTTAAAAGTATAATTTTATTAAATGCTGACAAATTGACAATGGATGCACAATCTGCGCTAAGAAGATGTATTGAATTATTTAGTCATAATACAAGATTTTTTATTGTTGCTGAAGATAAATATAATCTAATGAAACCAATTCTTTCTAGATTCTGTGAAATATATGTACCTGAACCACTTGTTAATAACCAAATAATAAATTTATATAAATATAACTTAAATGAAGTTTATAGAATGAAAGACATAAAGTGTCAAAGATATGAATCACTTAAAAAAGATATTTTAAAATCAGTTAATAAAAATTCAAATATTAAAGAATTAATGGATTTTTGTACAAAGATATATGAAAAGGGTTATAATGCTCTAGATTTATTATCATTATTAGAGAATCCAAGATTTTTAGAGGCAACTATTAGTCAAGAAAAACGATATGAACTTTTAATCTGTTTTAATCGTGTCAGGAGGGAATTTAGAAATGAAAAATTATTATTTTTATTTATATTAAATTTTATTTTTTTAAGTTCAGAATTGTGTTTAGAAAATATAAGTTTTATGTAAATGGATGATTTTAATGTTAGTGCGCTACATGAATCTAAAAATGAATGGGGATCCAGATTAATTACATTATTAACACCTTTAATCATTGATGGTTATAAATCAATTCTTGATGAATCAATTAAACTTTGTAAAGATAATAATGAAATGGATAAATACTTAATGACATTTCAAAATTTAATCTCACGAATTCCAAAATGGAATCAACAAATAGTTGAGAATGAGAGAAAAAGAATATGTGAAAAATCAGGATGTAATTATTTAGAAGATTTAGTAACATGTGTTCATATTATTCAACTTAAAATATTGACTGCTATGAGAGTTGGTCAAAAACAAAAAAAAATAGATATAAATATACCAAAATTAGATGATTTTATTCATAAAGTTTATATAAATGTTGCTAGAAAAATATATAAAAATGTATATCTTTTTGAAATTAATATTCAACCATTACAAATTCAAAAGAATTATAGAGAATTAGAAGTTATTGTTCAAGAATGTATTCTAAATACATTAAGGGAAAGTATTCCTGTTGAGGCTATTTTAAAAGCTTACATGGATGAATCAGTTGAAGAAGATGTAATTGAAGAAGTTAAGGAAGAAGTTACACATGAACCAATTAAAGTACCTGTTGAAGTTGCTGGAAATATACCTATTCCAGAACAAACAATACAAAAAGGTATTAGTTTTAATGATATTGATTATGTTAAATCTGATAATGGTGTTTCACAAATAACTGCTCCAAAAAGTATAGAGAGATTAGAACAAATTAGTTCAATTAGAAATGAACAAAGAAAACGTGAAGCTGATGAAGAAGATGATAATGTTAAATTAACCATAAGTGACCAAAGTTTTAATCTTGATAATTTAGATGTACATAATATTGAAGAACCATCTGTTGATTTATTGCCAGATCTTTTAATAGACGAAATAGAAATTTTAGAATAATTGCGTAAAATAAATAATAAGATTGTTCTTCAATACTTTAATAAATGCCAAATATTTTTGTAATAGCTGCTGTTATTTCTATAACATTTTTATTAGCAAAATTTTTAGAAATGAGATTTATTGAAAAAGAAAGTAAACCATTAAAATTATTAATACGTGATTCATTAATAGTTTATTTTAGTGTTATAGTTTCAAATTTTATTATAGAACAAATTAATCCTGTTGTTTCAGGTATAAGTGGAGGACAAAAATTTACACCAGTATTTACAGATAATCCTGGATTCTAAATTATTGTATAAATATATCTATTTATAATAAATGAAAATTTATTTATTATTAACATTTTTTAACTTTATTAATTGTTTTAATTTTAGTGTTTCTTCATCATGTTTTTGCACAAAAGTTCCTTGTCCAGTTTCTGGAATTAATAGTTTAGAAATTGGTGGTGGTGGAATAGGAAAATATTTTTATGAATTACACAATGATATTCCAGTTGTAACATCGGCAAATGTTAGGATATCAATACAAAATATGGATATGGGTAGTGATACAACATCATGTACACAAAATTATGCTCGTTCTCTAGATGATGATGGAATTCAAGATTGTGATGCTGGTCATATATTAGCACATCGTCTTGGTGGTCCAGGAAATCAACCAATTAATATTTTTCCCCAAGATTTAAGTATAAATAGGGGTATTTATGCACAATATGAAGATAGTATATATCAATGTATTACAACGAAATATGTCACTTATGCTGATTTAATATGGGTATTTTATTACTCTTCAACATCTAAAACAAAACCAAATAGTATAAAATATGATGTTAAATATTCAGGTGGATTATGTAATTCAACAAGTAAGATATTTAATAATTAACGCCCAGTCCATACTTTAACAACACCCTTAGGAATAGTGCCTTTTTTTAAGTCATTTATATAATCATCATAAGTATATCCCCATCTTTGATATTTCATTATATCTCCTAATAAAGATTTGTTTAGATATAATTTTGGAGATTCTGTTGAGAAAATACAACCAAAAATTCTCTCTAAACAACATCTATCTTTTCTACATTTTACAGCACTTATTAACTTTGTAATGCCATATATATGTTCTATATTTTCAAGAAATTTTAAATTTATATATGATTGAACGCCAAAACAACCAAACCACTTTTCATGATTCATACCAATAACAAGGATATCTTTTTTTAATTTATTTTCTATAGAATAATTATTTTTTAAATTTTTTAATATTCTTTTTGTGTTTTCAATATTTTCAGTATCAGCGTTAAAAAACCATAATGGTAATACACGAATTCCATTTAAAGCTTCAAAATTTATTCTTTTATGAATAAAAACACTATCATGAATAATAACAGCATTTTTAAAAAATTTAAATTTTAAAAAATAGAAATAAGGAAGAAGTTCGCCTCTACCTGGAAACTCAGACTGAATTATTTCAACATTTTTATATTCAAAATCTGGTTTTACATAATCATAATTGCTATTATCATCTATAATAATTATTTTTCTAAATGGATAAAATGTTCTAATTAATTTTATAGATTGATTCCAATATCTATTAGTTTGTTCAGTATTAACATGTCTTGTAATAATAAAACCAAATAAATCATCCATTATATATATAATATATAAATATATTATGTATATATAATTGTATTAGTATAAAAAATTAAATTCTAAATATGAGAACTAAATATGAGAAGGTATTTTATCAATATCTATTAAATCTTCTGAATTTTTAATTTCTCCATTAAATTTTGAAAAAGCATCAAATTCAGGTCTTTCAAGTTGTGCTTGAGGTGTATGATTATGAACACATCTTGCTATCATTTTATATAATTTAAATTCAGGGTATCTCTCTACACCATTATTTTTATATAACATATTTATTCCTTTATCATCCAAACACCATTCATATATTAAACGTTTTATTGGTTCAGTAATTTTATTCAAATCTTTAATTTCTTCCAAATCATCAATTAAATAATCAAATATTGAACATGCTAAACGACATAAGTCAAAACTTGTATTTGGTTCTAAACGAGGTTTTTTATCATTAAAATATGGTTCTATATTATATTGAGTAGCAGCATCTCCTCCAGCTTGGAAGCTATCGCTACAAAATAATTTTCCATTAAATTTAAAAATACTTCTACCAAAATCAATTATTTTAAATAATCTACCATATGTCGGTACTTTATAATATTTCTTTTTATAACAATAATATATATATTTTTTATCAGTTTCATTATACATAACATTATTTGTATGAAGATCATTATGTGTAAAATTAAATGCTTTTTGATAAGTTATTAAAATCATTATTATCTGCATAAGAGCCGAATACCATTCATCATTTGTTAAATTATTATTCAAAATTAATTCATCAAAAGTATTTTCACAATATTCCATTCCAATAACTTGTACAGGAAATTTTGGAATTGTTACTTCAATAATTTCTTCATCATATTCATTATCATCTTCATAATTATTTTCATTATCATCTTCAACCCATTCTGTAGGTTCATTATTACTCTCATCACTATTTTTTTCTAATATATCTGAACCTGATTCAAATACATCAGGTTCATCACAATTTTCACAATCATCATCAATATCATCAATATCGTCTGGATTGGTATGTGAAGAACGAGAAGAACATGTTGAATTAGATTTAAGAGTAAGATGATTTTCTGTTGTTAATGTTGAGTTTGTTAAGTCTATTAGGTCTAAAGACATATCTTTTAAATCATTTAAATTTAAAGTATTATCATTATTATCTTCAAAAATATTTTCAAATATTTCATTATCAAAAGATTTTACTGATTTTAAACTTATATTATTACCAATTGTAATTGGTTTTAATTTTGAAAGATCATTTTGAAATAAATGTTCATATTCATCTATTTTAAATAAAATATTTTTATTTTTATTAAAAAAATCTGAATTATTTAAGTAATCAATATCATCAAAAACATTTAATTTAAAATCATTTTTAATAGCTAAAAATGAACCATAGTAATCAACACCATGAATAAATTTATAGCAATGACGTAGTTTACTTGATAAAAACAAAAACATACCATCAACATATGCTGAATTATTAAGATCAATTATTTTAGAATTACAATCTTCAATTGATGAATTCAATTTAGGTAGATTAAATAATTTTGTATTTGAAATATCATATTTACCAATTAAATATTTATATGGGTCTAATAATGGAGCCATCTTAAAAAAAACCTCTTTATTCTTTACTTTATTTGTATCAATATTTTTTATTCTACAGTTAAATAAGTTATCGTTATCATCGATAGAACTTTCAACATTAGAAATAAACCATTTATTATTAAGATTAACATTATTATAATTTGTGTCATTAAGATTGAAAAATCTATTATAAATAGGTATATAGTTTTGAATTTTAGATAGATATAACAAGTTAGTATCTTCAAAACATTTGAACAATTCACTATTTTTCCTCTTTTGATAATTAATACTTATCATCTTTAGCTAATTAAAATATAAATTTAATCTATTTTTAACTTATAATTTACATAAAATATATAAAAATATGTCTAAACATTTTATTAAAAGTATAAATAAGTATTAATATAAATGTTTAATCCAATATAAATATTTTATAAGTATTTTAGTTCGTTTAATATAAAATAATTTTATTTCTTACAATAATAATAATAATGACATTAGAGCTTAAAAAATTTGATATGAAAAGCATTCAGTTTAAACCAAATGAAAATAAAGGTCCTGTTGTTGTTTTAATTGGTAAGCGTGATACTGGTAAGTCTTTTTTAGTTAGAGATTTACTTTATTATCAACAAGATATCCCTATTGGTACTGTTATATCTGGTACCGAGGAGGGAAATGGTTTCTATGGGAAAATGGTACCTAGGTTATTTATACATCATGAATATAATTCAGCAATTATTGAAAATATTTTAAAAAGACAAAGGACTGTATTAAAACAAGTAAAAGCCGAAATGGATACTTATAAACGCTCAACAATTGATCCACGAGCATTTGTTATTTTAGATGATTGTCTATATGATAATACATGGTCACGTGATAAACTTATGCGTTTACTTTTCATGAATGGTAGACATTGGAAGGTCATGTTAGTCATCACAATGCAATATCCATTAGGTATTCCTCCCACACTTAGAACCAATATAGATTATGTATTTATTTTGAGAGAAAATTATATTGCTAATAGAAAACGAATTTATGAAAATTATGCTGGTATGTTTCCTACTTTTGAAGCATTTTGTCAGGTCATGGATCAGTGTACTGAAAATTATGAGTGTCTTGTTATTAATAACAACTCTAAATCTAATAAACTTAACGACCAGGTATTTTATTATAAAGCTGATTCACACAATGACTTCAGATTAGGCTCAAAGGAATTCTGGGAATTATCTAAAGGTATTCCTGATGAAGACCAAGAAGAACAATATGATCCAACTAAGAGCAAAAAACGAGGAGCAGGTCCTAAAATCAGTGTTAAAAAGGTTAATAAATGGTAATATTGCTTTTAATAATCTTGTTTTTAAATTTATGAAACAAGATTTAATAATTTAAAGATAATTTATTATTATAAATTATAATAATGGAGACCATTGATATAGTAAGTTTGATTGAAAATAATCCTATAACTAAGTTGACAAATGATTATAATAATAAATTATTATATAAAATTAAGAATGAATTTACAAATGATGAACAACAATTATTTTTGACTAGTTTTTATTGCTATTTAAATTATCATCCAACAAATTATTACGTTATTGATTTAGACAATGTATGGAAGTGGTTAGGTTTTTCTACTAAACAAAAAGCAACAAATTTACTTTTAAAACATTTTTCCATAAATGTTGATTATGTAAACTCACTTAACCTTAAGGATAAGCAAGATTTAAAAAAACACGGAGGACAAAATAGAGAAATTATTATTGTATTAATTAAATACATAATTAAATATAAAATATGTATTTAATGTTTATTTTTTATTAGCAAAAGGTCCTGATTTTAATAAACTTTGACCATTATCAGTTTTTCCTATAACAATATTATCACCTTCAAATAATTCTCTACTTATATCAGCAGTTGAAATATTTTCTTGTTCTCTTAATGCGAAATCCTGAGTATTGATATTATTGACACCAATTAAATTACCTTGTTCATCAATAGTTTGTGACAATGTATTACCAGTTTTTTCTGCCTTTTTAATATTTTCATCAATTGCCTTTTGTTTTGTCTCTTTTACTCGTTGTTCAAATGCAGTCTTTGCGTTTGTTTCATTCTTTTGTTTCTCATGCATTAATTGGTTTAGTTCTTCTTCCATATATTCAACACGTCCAGTCTTATAAGCTTCAGGATCCCAAGGCATCCAAGTTCCAATAGGTCCAACAAAAACATCATGATTAGGATCAACTTCTCTTAACATCTTACATCTTAATTCTGCCTCTTCTTGAGTTGGATAAACACCACGTACTTTTAGTCCTCTTGTACTAGTTTGAAAGTTATGCGCTACATCAAATCTTTTCTGCAAATCTTCTTCATGATTATCTATAAAAGTTTTGTAATCATCATCTAAACAAGATTTAGATAAATTATCCTTTTCTTCTTGAACAAAATCCTTAAAATCTTTATTTAGATCTTCAAACGATATATTATACTTAAAAGAAATAAAGTTTACAAATTGAAGAAATTTTTCCATAGATTTATTAAATTCCCAGTTCTTTAGGAATTCTTCAAAGAAAAAAATTTCTCTTTGCTTTAAAATTTTTTCAGGTGAAACAAAAGACATACAAACAAAATTTTGTCCTGCAATAGGCTTATCTGTTTCTAATATATCAACATATTTAGGATTTTCTTTGCCATTTATTTCTCTTCTCTCAAAACTACCTTTTTTAGATTGTTTAGAATGTTTAGTTCGATCCATTTAATTTTATATATTATTTATTTTTAAGTTTTTTATCGCACAAATTATTTTTTCTTTTTATTTAATATAATGAACGGTTTAATTAACGTTGGTGAACTTGTCAAGAGAATTATTAAGTATCTTGTTGAAGGTTTAATGGTTGCTATTGCTGCCTATGCTATTCCTAAACGTTCCTTGAATATTGAGGAAATCATCTTGATTGCTTTAACTGCTGCTGCTACCTTTAGCATTCTTGATACATATGTT